TCGGGCAAATTGTTTTTGGTTGCGTTTTAGTGCTGGTATTATTTCATCTGGGTTTGAGCCGTTGAAAACGGGTGAAAATGACATTTGTATGTTTTGGCCGCCGCCCAATTTATTCATGTTGTCGTTACTTGTGATCTGTCCAGTTGCTCCGGGCGTGAATAATTCAGGACCTTTTTCGCCAACTAAATACGTTTTACCGCCCGATACCGGTCCTCCTTTTTCTCTGGCTCCCGCAATTGCTACACCTCCAACCAAAGCCGCTATAATTGCGCCGATTGTGCCCAATGCTATTGGAGCCGCCGCCGCTGGTGCTGCGCCTGCCGTTGCTATTGATGCTGCTGCCGCCGCTGGGGCCATTGCTGCAGCTATAGCCGCGCCTGATGCAACTCCAGCAACGGTTAACGCGCCTGTCGCCGCTGTTGCAGCTATGGTTTGGGCTGCAATGCCGCCAGTTACAGCAGTTGCTTTTACCGCCTCGGCTGCTACTGAAGCTGAAGCGCCCGTTGCGTATGCGATAACCTGCTCAATACCATAATTAATCATTGAACCTGTTAATTGAGTAACGATTGTTCTAGCGAGTGATTTTGCAGCCTCATCGCCATCAGTCATACCTAAAGCCATCTGCCCCAAAGTGCCGCTAATTTGGTCTTGAAGCCCCCCAAGAGAAGCCGAGAGGGTTCCGAATAAATCCTTTCCGCTTATGGCTTCTTTGTAGCTTTGCACCGCCGCAATACCTGCTTGAGTGGCCTTCGCTGCCTCTACATTCTCTAGGCCGTAATACTCGCGTATAACGTCAAGACGCGCTTGCATTTGCTGCCTTGCTTGCTCTGCTGGGTTGTTTTCTGCTGCAATTGAGTTTTGGACATCTGTAAAGGCATCTTTTAGGTTCTTTTCGTCTTGCAATCCTGCAATTAATCTTTGATTGGCTGACTTCTTGGCAATGGCTGAAATACGGTCTTGCTTGGCCTTTTCTGCGCTAATCTGCTTGTCATTTTTGGTTTTTATTGCATCTAATTCTAGTTGAGCTTGCTCGTTGATTAATCCTACGTTGTAACTCTGCAACCCCTCGATTGATTCAAATCCGCGCTTTCTAATTTCGACTTCTGATAAAATCAATCCTTCAACTGCATTAAGGCGCTCTTGCCATTTTATATAAACTAAATCATTTTCATCTGACATTTGCTTTTCTAGCAATGCAAGAGATTTAAGCCCAGCAGCGTTGTTTTTGTCTGCTAATGAATTAGCGGCGGCAACGGCTGCAACCCTCCTGTCTGTCGCGCCTTTTTTGAATATTTCGCCTTCTTTTTTCGATTGATTATTTAACGCTCCTATTTCAACCTTAATCTGCACTAACCTATCTTTGGCAGCGGTTGATATTCTCCCGCCGCTATCTAGCCTAGCTTGAATCAACCCGTACTCTTTAAACAAGGATGATAGCTTTTCTGCCCTTGATTCTGTCCCAAACGTTGCATCAGTTACTTTACTCATGCCGCTGGCTATTCTGTTTAGAATGTGGGCAACTGCATCGCCTGAGCCTGTTGTTTGGGAGAATCCTTCTAATAACTCTTGCCACCTTTGAGATAAGGTATCTGTTGCACCAGCTAAACCACCTGACTCAGCAGAGCCAGCGCCACCAACTTGTTTTTGAAGGGTGTCTAAGATCATCGTTTGGGCTTCTGCTGTTCTGCCCGTTGCAACCATGTTTTTAATAACGTCTTTTTGAGCTTCAGAAAAAGAAACCCCGGAGCGCCTAAGCGAATTTAACCCCAAAATAGGATCTTCTAACGCCTTGCCAAGTTGCAGCGCACTGCTTTTGATGTCGGTCCCCATGACAGCAGCTAAATCTTGTGAAAGCTTTATAGTTCGCTCAAAAGTCGAGCCTTGAACAGATTTAAAAGTTTGCAGAACATTAACGGCACTTCTAACACCATCAACACTGGCCAAAGTCGAAAGCGCAACGCTCCTGGTTAACTCCTCCAATTCTTCTGCTGTTTTGCCTGAAGCCCCACCCGTTGATCTAACTAGTGCTTCAGTTCTTAATAATCCCTGCTCAAGCCTAGAAAATGCGCCAATAGATCCAATAACTGCAAAGCCAACTGCACCGATCCCAGCGCCAAGAGCAACACCAGCGACACCAACCGTAGCCATACCAGTTGCCAGCGTTCCCAATCGGCTAGATATGCCGCCCATAGGACCGCTCAACGTAGCGGCTGAGTTTGCAGCTTGCCTAAATGCGTTAGACATTTTACTGGTGCTTGCTGTTGTTCTTTTTTGGCTAGCCGCCAGCTTACCGGTATCATTCGCGGCCTGTGTTTGGCTGCGTGAAAATCTCACAGTTTTAGCGGTTGTTTTCTCCAGCTCTTTTTTGAACTGGCTTGATTCAACCGTCATTTTAGTGACTAATTCAGCTAATACAGTCTTACTCATTAGGTTTTTTTCTTCCTGAGTTGTTCGGCGGCTTGCCCGTTTTCGTAATCATAAAACGCCATCCAATAGGTGAACTCTTCGCTTGTCATGCTAGATAGTTCACCCACTGTTTTTCCTAAGTCACGCGCTAATCGAAAGGCAAACATCAGCCCTTCAGCGCCGATTAGTTTTTTTTAGCGTCTTCTACGTCTTTAATGGTTGTTTTTGATACTTTTTCGCACTCGGTAAATAAATTTAAAAAATCAACCTCAGTAAACAGATCCATATACTGCGCCAACTCTTCATATCCCAAGATGTCTATCTGCCTAACTCCGTTAATAGACAGGCAATTTGCCACCACTAAAAACGAATACATTTTTTTGTCTTGTGCGCTTTCGTTTTGAATTAACTTAATTCTGTGGGATAGAAAAGGCGGAAGTATTTCCACCTCAACGCCCAAATCCTCAAGCTTTACAGGGATGGGTTTTACCTCATCCCTTCTAGCCTGAAGTTTGTTTAAAAAATCCATTAACTAGTCGCCTCTGCAAATGTGATTGATCCAGTTCTGCGGATAACGCACGTCCACATTTTAGTGCTTGGCGCATCGCCTGATGAAATGCCGTAGTTTTTCAGGGTTGCAGGAAGGGTAAGAGAATCACCGTCTGAATAAGTTGTCCTAAATAAGCATGAGCCTTTTGACCTCGCAAGGGTGCGGAATGCTAATTGATCCGCATCAGTTCTAAGATAAAACGCTGTTAATGTTTGCTCTGCTGGTGAGTCCATTTCAGGCGCAAACTGTTTGACGGTATCGCGCACCGTGGTAGTTTCGCGCTCGCCTGATTCTTCTTTGAACTCCGGCATTTCTTGAATGCCTAAAATTTCAATGTAATTTGTTCCATCATCGATGGAATATTCAAGTTTGGAACCTGCAATAATTGAAGTCGTCATTTTTATCATTCCTGTAAAATGCAAAAAAACCGCAATGAAGCGGCTATTAGTGGTTAAAGTTTAAATTCTGTTATTTGTGGTAAAACGTATAATCTAAGGTTGTTTCGGTGATGTCTGGATCAGTAAGCTGGCTTGATGACTCCCCATCCTGCAAAGTCAGTAATATTTTCACGTTCGACTCTTCACCGGTAAAGCCATTTAACCTAGCAGCAATAAGGTCTGATATTTCTTTGGCTTCACGATACGTCTTTGCTCTTGCAGTAACCTGAAAAGAGCTTTTTATAGGCCCCATGGGGCGACCGCCTGCGTCTAGCTCTTGGGTTTTGCTGGTTTTTTCATAGGTAATAGCGGGGAATAAGTCATCCCTACGCATTATAGACACCCGACCAGACACAGATAAATTAATACCGGAATCGTTCAGTAAAATTGAATTAAGCGCTTTTTCCATATTTCTTTATAGCCTGTAAAATTATCCGTTCACGTAATCTTTTGATAAAAATAGGAGTGGTTTTTCTGTACGATTGCTCAAAAGCAGGAAGTAAAACCGGGTGCGCTTTTTTACCTGGGTGAACAGCAGAACTAAAAACCGCATCTTGACCAAATACCACGACAACCCGCTTTTTACGGCCTTTTTTAAATGGCTTTTTAGGTATCGTATGGGATTTTACGCCGCCTTCTATAAACCGCCCTTTCCAGCCTTTTGTCTTGTGAAAGCCTATTTGTAAGGTGGCGACACTATCAGTTTTCCCGCGACCTTTACCCTTGAACACCTCCGATCTTATGCTTTTAGCTGTGTCGCCGCTATCCTTGGGGCAAGCCCTTCTTGAAGCCATGATAACCGGCTTTGACGCATCACGAAGAGCGCCAGCAAGCGCAGCGCCTCCAGCGTTCTCGCCAAGCTGCGTTAAAGCCTTTTCTAGGTTGTTAATCCCCGTTGTTTTGTATGAACTTTGAGGCATTGATCATCAACTCCACGTTGCTGGCTCCAACGTTTTCGATTGATTGAATTTCATAATATTCAGAATTAAACAGCATCGTTAAACTTTCGTTTATTGCGCTTATGTATCTAAACCTTAACGTGATATTAGATTGACGCTGAAGCCCTTCACTAACGGTGCCGTTTTCAACGTCCAAACTTAAAACCTCGGCTCTTGCATCAAATAATAATATAAGATCGCCTGCTTCAGCTTCACCAAAATCATTTTTAACTTCTGGAGTAGAGTAAAAATCAACCTTATGCTTAAGCGATCTTGGGTTCTCAAATTGAGTGCGGCCACTGCGACCATTTCTCATGCTGAATAATCTGGCTTTAGGTGCGAAAGCATGTCAAAAAAACCGTCTGGCGTTGACATAGCGCCATTACTAAACCAATCAGCAACAAGCATGGCCGCTACCTTGTTAATTAATGGGTCAATTAAAAAAGCCGCGTTAGGAGGGTTGTTTGAGCTTTTAGCCGCATCAATATCAGCTTGACTTTCAAACAGTAAGCCCTCAATTTTATTTTCGATAAATGATTTTGCCACCAGTACGTTATCATTAAACCAAGGATCGTCATCAACACCTGACTCACTTACTTGAGCCTCGCGCTTTGCTTGCTGAATAGTTATAAATTGCATAATTTAAAAGGGGTATTAACCCCCTCCCGTTAATCTTCTTTTTTAACTGCTGGAAGCTTATCACCAGCAACGGCGGCTTTGCTTTTTATGTATGCGGCACATTGTTCAACTGAAAAAGTGGCGGTGTCGCCGTTTGAGTACCGACCGATAGGTCTGATAAATGTGACTACCGTTATTCCTTCAGAAACTTCATCTTTTTTAATAACTTCTTTTTTTGGAGTGTTTGACATGTTTAATTATCTCGATTGAATTAAAAAAGCGAGCTTAATAAATAAGCTCGCCAGAATTAACGGTTTACTACCAAGTTACGCCGGTACCAAGCACTAAACCTTCGTTATGACGAAAGCCGAAATCATGACCAGCAACTACGCGAATGACCGACTGATTTCTTGCAAAGGCTGAAATTAAATTACCTGAACTGTCTTTGTAAGTGGCTTCTTTTGAGAAATCAACAGACATTGAACCAGCATCAGCAAAAATCACGTCATTCCAATCAGCAAAGTAAATTTCCGTTTCATTTGTGCCACTACCTAAGTTTACAGGTATGGTAGTAGTATGTTTAACCGGGTGCCTTTAAGTAAACCCTGCTGCATTTC